TCATTTCTCTGACGAATGATTGCGTCTGGTATCCAGCCAGGCGCAGATAAACAGAAAGCACAGCGCGCCCAGCGCGCACCAGAACACCGCGCTAAACAGCCACGCCAGCTGTTGCCAGAAGGTACGCTGAGCCGCAAAAAAGATCCGCATGATCAGCAGACAGACAGGGGTAGCCAGAATTGCCCCCACCAGCGGCTGGATGACGCGTCGCCCCGGAGAGAGGCAGCTGGCGGCCGCACCGGGCAGCAAAAAATAGAGCAGTCCAACCTCAGGATTACCGGTAGCCCGAAAGACGCCTTTCATATGCAGTAACAGCAATAAACACACTACGATAAACAGAAAGAACCCACAGGTAATACCCACCCAGGCACGCTCAGATTTCACAATATCCTCCTGATTCTGCTTCTAACCCACTTCAATTCGTCCAGTCAGATAAAGCATTCCGGCAATCCATGCCAATTTAGCTCCCCATCGGCGTAAAAACGATTGTGACTAGCCGCAGCATCCAGGAAGGATTAAACTACCGGCTCTGTTTTTACTGGTTATAACGGGATGCCAGAACAGGGTTCGGGACAACGCGAACACTGGACCAACCTTAGACCAAATAACCATTTCCTTCAACAACTTACTAGTAAATGAGAAGTTGGCTTTCGTGAATATAAACGTCGCAGATTTGTTAAACGGGAATTACATCCTGTTATTATTCGTTGTACTTGCCCTGGGGCTTTGTCTCGGGAAACTTCGTCTCGGGTCAGTACAACTTGGTAATTCTATTGGCGTTTTAGTGGTTTCATTATTATTAGGTCAGCAGCATTTCAGTATTAACACTGATGCGCTAAATCTGGGCTTTATGCTGTTTATTTTTTGCGTTGGCGTGGAAGCGGGTCCCAACTTTTTTTCTATTTTTTTCCGCGACGGAAAAAACTATCTGATGCTCGCCCTGGTGATGGTCGGCAGCGCGATGCTGCTGGCGATGGGGCTGGGAAAACTGTTCGGCTGGGACATCGGCCTGACCGCCGGGATGCTCGCAGGCGCGATGACGTCAACGCCGGTGCTGGTCGGTGCGGGGGATACGCTACGGCACTTTGGCCTGCCCAGCGATCGGCTGGCGCTCTCCCTCGACCACCTGAGTCTGGGCTACGCCCTGACCTATCTGATTGGTCTCGTCAGTCTGATCGTCGGCGCGCGCTATATGCCGAAGCTGCAGCATCAGGATCTGCAAACCAGCGCCCAGCAGATTGCGCGTGAACGCGGACTCGATACCGACTCCAAACGTAAAGTCTACCTGCCGGTGATCCGTGCCTATCGCGTCGGCCCGGAGCTGGTCGCCTGGGCTGACGGTAAAAATCTGCGCGAGCTGGGGATTTATCGGCAAACCGGCTGCTACATTGAGCGTATTCGCCGTAACGGTATTCTGGCGAACCCGGATGGCGATGCCGTCCTGCAGATGGGCGATGATATCGCGCTGGTGGGTTATCCGGACGCCCATGCCCGCCTTGATCCCAGCTTCCGTAACGGCAAAGAGGTCTTCGACCGCGATCTGCTGGATATGCGCATCGTCACCGAAGAGATCGTGGTGAAAAACCACAACGCCGTAGGCCGCCGTCTGGCCCAGCTGAAGCTGACCGATCACGGCTGCTTCTTAAACCGCGTCATCCGCAGCCAGATTGAAATGCCGATCGACGATAACGTGGTGCTCAACAAAGGCGACGTGTTACAGGTCAGCGGCGATGCGCGACGCGTCAAAACCGTTGCCGACCGTATCGGCTTTATCTCCATTCACAGCCAGGTGACCGACCTGCTTGCCTTCTGCGCCTTCTTTATCGTCGGGCTGATGATCGGCATGATCACCTTCCAGTTCAGCTCTTTCAGCTTTGGTATCGGTAACGCGGCGGGGCTGCTGTTTGCCGGGATTATGCTCGGTTTCCTGCGCGCCAACCACCCGACCTTCGGCTATATTCCGCAGGGCGCGCTCAATATGGTGAAAGAGTTCGGCCTGATGGTCTTTATGGCCGGGGTCGGTCTGAGCGCCGGCGCCGGGATTGGCCACGGCCTGGGCGCCATCGGCGGCCAGATGCTGGCGGCGGGTCTGATCGTCAGCCTGGTGCCGGTGGTGATTTGCTTCTTGTTTGGCGCCTATGTGCTGCGTATGAACCGCGCGATGTTGTTTGGCGCCATGATGGGGGCGCGCACCTGCGCCCCGGCGATGGAAATTATCAGCGACACCGCGCGCAGCAACATTCCGGCGCTGGGCTACGCGGGCACCTATGCGATTGCCAACGTGCTGCTGACCCTGGCGGGGACGCTGATTGTCATCATCTGGCCAGGGCTACAGTAAATATTTAAGAAAAAAATGGATAGAGGCAGAACTTTTCTCTTGGGCATCAGTCATAAGTAGTGCCACTGCTTTTCTTTGATGTCCCCATTTTGTGGAGCCCATCAACCCCGCCATTTTGGTTCAAGGTTGATGGGTTTTTTGTTGCCTGAATTTTAAGACATTTAAAATCATATAGTTACAAACCCTCTTTTTAAGCCATGGCGACAAAGTGGCGGCAGCCTCAAAGAGACAGTGCTGCCTGACCTGAATTTGTAGGGTGAGGCTGCACATGATGGGCCTCTTTAGGTGTAGAGATTGAGCGCACAAAAGTCTCATGCGTTACAAACGTATGGCTGCAGTTGATATTCTGGCACTGGTTGTAACGTTCTTTGGTCATTGAAGAGACCTGGAAACTGCTGCGAGTATGGGCTGCACTTCCACACAATGGGCAAATCATCATTTTTACGTCCCCACCATTTTTCCTGAAATCGCAATAATGATACAACATTATTTCATTTTGTGAACTTTAAGTTCTCTTTTGAAAACCTCAGTCCATTACTAAATCACCAATTTTCACTTCCAGCTCAATGCTGGTCGTAAATCCGCTATCCGGGTTGACCGTGTGCGTTAACGTTGTGATGGTCCATTCTGCATCATCAATAGGCTGCTTAAAGCCGCTGACCTTTACGGGCATTTCCGTATAGAGATCCGCGCGGCCTTCTGCCAGCTGCAGAGAAAATGACGCCACACCGCGCTGCAGCCGCTCCCAGTTCATTTTTGCAGCCCGTTCAGCATTAGCGCGGTTTGCATAGGTCCGGTTCAGAACCAGTACGTTCTCATCTGTCCCGACCAGATAATCCCCCTGCTTTGCTTCAGGCTCTTTTGATTTTGTCGCCTTCCGTCGGCGCTTCACTTTGGTAGTTTCTTTTTTCTCCGGTTCGCGCGTATGCAACCAGTGAGCAATCACCCCGGTATACGCTCCCCTGTCCGCCAGGCTGAAGCGGTGACTGTCACCGTCCTGGCGGGTAATAGTGACGACCGGCAGCGCTTTACCACTTGCCGTTTTCCCCTGCCCTTGCCGGATAAACAGCAGATTACTGTCCTTCACTGAGGCAATCGCACCGTACTGCCGCGCCAGCTTCATCAAAAAGCTGGCGTCGCTTTCGTTGGTCTGGTCCAGGTGATCCAGTATCTGCGCCGCAATGTCTTTTCCAATGGCAACCTTCAGGCTGTGCCGTGTGGCCATCTCCTTCACCACCTCTCCCACCGTTGTTTTGTGCCAGGACTTTTCACGGCGGACATTCAGCGTCTCCCTGAAATCCGCGCTACGGGCACGGATTGTCAGCCTGTCCGGGCTGCCACTATGCTCTATCTCGTCAACGGTAAACTTTCCTTTTGAAAACAGCGGCTCGCCTTTCCATCCCAGCGCCAGAGAAATCACCGCGCCACGACGCGGCATAATTACCAGACCGTCCACATCGTCCAGCTCCAGATCGAGCTGGTCAGCTTCAAATCCGCGGTTGTCGGTAAACGTCATACCCAGCAGGCGCTTATCCAGCGTCTGCGTTGCATCCTTGCCTTCTATCACGATGCGAAAGGCCGGGGTTTTGCTGAGGTTGAGTAAATCAGTCATCTCGCTCACTGCAGCAACCCTCCTACCGTGGTCCTGATATTCCCTACCGCTGCCGCTGCGGAATCCTGCAGGCTGCTCAGTTGGTCGCTCAGGCTGCCGAACATTTCAGACAGTGACTCATCAACACGCTTTAGCCCCAGCGAAAACTCTATTTTTCTCGCTTCACCGCTGGCGAAAAATTCCGATTTCGTCTGGTTCAGGCTTTCAATCACATACATGCCGTAGATGGTTCCGCCCCCCTCGATAAGAGGCCAGGCTTTCCCCTGCTCCGCCATCAGTTCCAGTGTCAGCAATGACAACCTGCCGCCGGTAACTTCTGGCATGAGGACGCCTGAGAGCGTCAGCTGATCGTTATCTGGCCCCAGAAACTGCGTTGTCGGACGGCGATTAACGCGATTGTTGGTGACGTGCCGCCAGTTCCGCTGATACTGCAGCTGCTGATAAGGCACCGTGCGCAGCTGAAAGACAAACAACCCCAGAACCATCATCATGAGTCATACCCCCCTTGATCGCTGAAGTTGCTGCGGGCCTTAGCCCTTAAACGTCGCTCATGCTCCGCAAATAACCGTGCAACCTCTTTCGCAATCTCCTGCGAGCTTTGCCCTGGTAATGCCTGGATAATAAATTGCGGGTTCGATTCGATATGAATTACCGGTTGCCCCCCTGCCTGCTTCTCTGCTGCAGGGCGATAGGAGGCTGCCGGCAGGCTCATTGGATGAAGCGGAGCGGCCACTGCAGGCATAACTCCCCCCATCATTCCGGCGACAACGGACGCCAGCGCTGCTGTCCTCCGGCGACTGGTCACATAGGCCGGACCGTTAATCAGTTCAGGACCATTCTCACCAGCAATGCCCACCTGCCCACGCGGAATATAGCCGCCACTGTCATACATCCCCGCAAAAGATCCGCCGCTGCTATTTTGCCGGGCGGAGCCTGTCGATTTATCGCCGCCGGTCATCCAGTCTGGAAGGTAGTTCTTCACCGATGCCAGCTTGTCCTTAAGCATCTCCCACTTCTCATTGATACCGTTCAGAATACCGTCAATGATCGCCCCACCCACCGCTTTAAACTTCGCGGGCAGCGCGGCAACATCATTCAGAATTTCATCCCATTTGCTGCTGATGGTCTGCTTTATCACAGCCCATGCCCCTGATACCCCGGATGAGATGGCGTCCCACATTGCTTTAAACTTTGGCCCCAGCGTTTCCCAGTTCTGCCAGATGTAGATGGCCCCCATCGCTATAAGACCAATTATCGCCAGAATGGGGTTAGCCATCATCAACCTGCCCAGCCACAGAATCGCCTGGCCTGCACCGCCGATGACTTGCTTAATCAGACCAAAAGCGGAGGCAAACTTAATTCCCAGAACCCCAGCACTCACCCGTACTATCGCCATCGGCCCCAGAATAGATGCCAGCGCCAGCGACAACACGCCCGCTGCGGTAGCGGCCACGGCAAATACGGCCGCAATTTTAAACAGTGCCGCCGTCAGTTGCGGGTGTCGTTTAACAAAACCATCCAGCGCGGACGCCAGATTACCCAGCCAGTCCGCAATATTTTTCAGTACCGGCGCGACGGTTTCACCGATACTCGCCATGGCGTTAGTAAACGAGCCGCCAGCGGCTTCCCATTTGTTCCCCAGGGTATTAAGGGATGCCTCTACACGCTCGCGCAGGGTCGCCTGGTTTTCCAGTTTGGCGGCAGTTTCACGGTATCCCGCAATCCCTTTGGTGATCATGATGTTCAGCGCCTGCAGGGTTTCCGCGTCGTCACCAAAAAGAGCTGCTTTGACAGCTTGTTTTTTTCCATCGTCAGTGATTTGATTCAGCTTATCCAGTTGCTCATACAGATTTTCCAGCCCCGCAAACTGGCCTTTACTGTTCTGAAAACTGAGCTTTATCCCCGTGCCAGCCAGCTCATCATTTGCCTTACTGATTTTTTTATTGTTCAGCGTGGTCTGGAAAATCTTGCGGTAGGCGTTACCTGCAGATTCTCCCGCCATTGACGCCTGATCAGCCATAACCAGCAGCGGCGCGAATGTTTTTGCGGCATCCAGGCCTTGCTGCTTGATAATGTCCATCGCGGCGCTGATTTTTGAAAAACCCTGCAGCATATTTCCCGGGTCAACACCCGCGTAATAACCCCGCTGGATCACGTCCATCAGGCTCATCATGTCTTTTTCAGTAGTCTGCGTGGCGTCCTGCAATTTCGCGGCAAACTCTGCCGCATCCGTCGGTGCCATCTGCAGCTGCACGCCGAGATACGCCGCCGACTCACCCAGCCCGCCCAGGATGACCTGCGCAGACATCCCCTGACGGCGTAACATGGTCATCATGTTCTGAAAGTCTGCCGTGGTGCCGGGCAGCCGATCCCCCAGGGCAATTGCCAGCTTGTTCAGCTGCAGAAACTCCGGCGCAACCTTTCCGCCCGGCCCCATCATGGAGCCTGCCAGCTGGTTAGCGGCATTCTCTGATTCCGAGTAGGCGCGAATGGGGGCCAGCAGCGTTGCGCCCGTTGTCACCCCAGCCGCCATCATGCCTGCCCCGTTCCCTGCCAGACTGTTACGCACGTCGCGCATCTTGTCCGCTTTGGCCCTGACTGCATTCAGCTTGCGCTGGCGCTCGCCCACATCCCGCAGGCGTCGCTCCTGCTCTGCCAGCTGTTTGTTATAGCGATCCGTTTCGCGGGTAATGCGTGCCGTTTCACGGGCACCGCCTCCCGTAGAGATGCCGAGGCGGTACAGCTCCGCCCTGGCTGCCGCCATCTGTCGCGTTTCCTGCCCCTGCTTTTGCTCCAGACGTGACACGGCCCGCCATTGCGTTTCAAGCGCCGCCGTCTGCTTTTTCGTGGGGGATTCAAGGGCTGACATTTCGCGGGTCATCATCTGCGCACGCAGCCGCGCCTGGTCCAGTTCGTTACTGGTCCGGCTCAGGCTCTGTGACAGCTGATCGAAGGATTTTAACTGGCCCCCCGCATCGTTCAGCCGTTTAAGCTGTTCGCGGGTCTGCCGGACGGCGGAGGCCAACTCCTTAGAGCCAGCCTGCGCCATTTTTAAAGGGCGGGTGAGTTTATCAACCGCATTCAGAACCACCTGCAGACGCAGGTTTTTATCACTCATCGCTGGCCCCGCTTCGCATTATCGCTCTGTGCCGCCACTCCAGCACCTCCGTGAGCGGCATAACGTCAGTGACGGACGGCGGCCAGTGAAAGATTGTGGCGATATCCGCCACCAGGTCATCAACCGTCAGGCTGTCGGAAAATCGGCAAGCGCCGACTTCGGCAACAAAAAAAGGACCACCTCGATCGACATTGCGGCAAGGTCTGCCGGGTCGAGGTCGGACATTTCCTGCGGGGTCAGCATTGGCGTGGAGATACGAGGGATCACGGTCATCATAGAGGCCACGTCCATCTCCATTACCGCCTGCAGTCGCGTTCCGCGCAGTGCGCCTGATTGCGGTTTACGCAGCACAATTTCCGTAATCGTGGTATCGCCGCGCTTAACCGGACTATCCAGCTTCACCGTTGCTTCTGTTTTCTCACTCATGTTCTTTTCCCGTTATGGTGTGACTGGCGCGGCCTCCCGCACCAGTAATGCATTAAAGGCCGATGGCGTTGCGGTGCTCTTCCATCAGATCAACGCCATCAACGTTTTCAATCATGTTGATCACATCGACCTCATAGATCACTTCACCGTTAATGGTCAGCTTCGCATAGCTGTTAACGCTGCTGATTTTGGTGGTATTGCTCTCGCCGGTTTTCCATTCCCCGGAATCCACCTCTTTGTGGCGTCCGCGTACAACCAGCTCAACGGCCTGCACCTCGCCGGTGTCATCGCGCTGGATAGAGCCGGTAAAGCGCATCTGCACCCCGTCCACCGTGGCTTTACCCATCTGTTTAAACGGAAGCGCTTCAGTGCCGCCGATGGTCATTTCTGTATCCAGGCCCCCATCATCCAGCCCCAGATCGATACCGACTGAACCGGGCATACCGCCCCCGCGATAGTTTTCGAACTTGCGGGTAAATTTCGGCAAGGTGAGGGATTCAGCAATGCCCATCCAGTTGTTACCGGCATTGAAGATGTTCAGGTGTTTTAGCTTGCGTGGTAATGCCATGAGTCCCCCTTAAGCGCTCACGCGGGTAGTGAAATCCACCAGGTAACGGTCTGTGATGCGCTGGCGCAGCATCAGGTTTTCCAGTGGTGGGACTGGCGTGTAGTCGTAATCGATCCAGAGCTTCCCGGCTTTCAGGGAGTCTTTGTCGTTAATGCTGTCATCAATCCAGCAATCACCGCCGATGAGGTAGCCCTGATTCACCAGGCTGCGCATTTTGGCGCGGATACCTTCGATAATGTCGCGGGCCAGCGACGGGTTAAGCGGCATATCCACCGCCCACATATGGCCCTCCGCCATGGTGTCAGCCAGTACCTGCGCGGTGCGGGTGTAGTTTTCAAACTGGAAGAGCGGATCATCACTGAGGCAGCGGGAACCCCAGAAGCGGAAACCATCCTTGCGGATCAACGTGGTGACGTCGTTCTGGTTCAGCAGCCCGGCATCGGTTGCCGGGTCCTGCAGGTCCCAGAACACATCCGCAGATAAGCCTGTTACGCCGTTGACGCCCACGTTAGACAGGGTTTTGTGCCAGCCGGTCTGCTCGTCAATTTTGGCTCGCATGCCAAGGGCACGGGCGGTGGCATAAGCGGTCGCATCCGCCTGCAGTACCGTGTCAAAGTTAATGAAGTCAGGCCAGATCAGCATCCCTTCACGCTGACTGAAGTTGTCGCGGTAGGCAATCGCCTCTTCCACGGTTTTACAGCCGTATGCTGACAGATAAGAAAACGCCCGCAGGCTCTGTGCCACGCTTAACAGTTCCGTGGATACGGCCTGCGTATCATGCCCCGGTACGCCGAGGATGCGCGGCTTCACGCCCAGTTGCGACTGCGCCGAAAGTAACGCCTTCATGCCGGTTTTCTTGCCGTCCGCGGTCACGCCGCCGATGATGTTTGTGGTGGTTTCTGCTTCGGTTTCGCCCTGGGCAACACGGACCACAACGGTCACGGGTTTTGCCTGATCTGCGATAGCATCCAGTGAGCGGGCCAGCGTGCCGGACTCGCCCGCTTTACCGCTGGCGGTCAGTACATCCGTAAGCAGTACCGGCTTATTAAGCGGGAACATGGAAACATCGGCATCATCGCCGGTGCACACCATGCCCACGATCGCCGTGCTCACCGTCGTAATAGTTCGGGTGCCGTCGTTGACTTCTACAACGCGCACGCCGTGGTGGTAGTCTTGCGCCATGGAATGAATCTCCTGTTTAGGGGTTCACCCATGGTAGGGAAATCATTCACCGCAAGCCGTTGATGGGCGTTGTACCGTGGTTGATACAACCGCAGGCAGAAAAAAAGCCCCTTATCGGGGCTGATTGGGTCAGTGATTTGACTGACGATTCAGGCAACGCGGCTCCAGCACATCAGCAGGGTGTGGGCTTCAACCACACTGAACGATTTTCCGTCACCGAGGTTCGCAGTTTTGCCGCTGGTCGTGTGTTTGTGCGGGGGTAAATCGACAATATGGTCGTGGTCTTCCGCCTCATCCGTGTAATTTCGGGTGCGGCGGCTGTCGTTATCCGAACCGACAACATAATTATCATCCCAGACCTCACCCGGGGCGAGCATCCCGCCTTTGTGTTTATGCCGTCCTGCCCCTCTGGTTGTCAGCTCTTGCCCCGCCAACTCACTGGTTTCGCCACTGACGTTAATCTGCACGGCTGGCAGGTTAGCCTGCTGGAGTGTGACCGTATCACTGCCGCCGGTCTGCCCGACGTTCGACCCGTCAGCTTTCGCCACGCGAATCGTTTTGTTCTCGCCGGTGTATACCCACTCCGACCACGGAAAGCGCTCATTCGGATTGACGTTCTGCGCGTAAAATTTCACCGTCCCGACCGGGTTTTCCAGCTCCCAGGCTCCGCGTATCGCTGACGCAATAGCCGCTTTTATCGCTGCCGGTGTCGCTGCCAGCCTTTCGCTGTCACTGTCGATGGCGTTGCTCAGTCGGGTAAACCCTTTTTCGTTCAGTGTCGCATCAGGATGATTGCGGGACTTCGCATGCTCGCCCAGTTGCTCATCTGTGTAATCTTTCGCATCGTTCCCGACCTGAATAACATCTTCCACGGTTGCCAGTACGATACCCGGGTCAACAATCAGCTCCACGGCCTCGGTGCTGCTGACTGCCAGCCAGATACGGATAACCGTAAACCGTCCCGACCCTTCGGCCAGCAACGGCTTATAGGTTTCCGGGACGCTGGCAACCGCCATGCATACACCATCCTCATCGTAGAGCGCGGCCTCCCGGATGGTGAAACCGCCCGTTTCCGGCGGCATAATCATTTCCGCTGCGATGACGTTCTTTTCGCTGTCCACGACTTTCAGGCTGTTAAGCCGCGTGCGAAAGCGCTCATTTACCAGCGCGGTCTGGCTCTCATCTGGCCGGGGGATAACGCCATTCCCGTCGCCGACTGACATTTCAACAAAATTCACTCTGTCGCCGCTGACTATAGCCGCAGCCAGTTTTTCCGCGCCGACAGCAGTGATTACGGAAAGAAATTTTTTACTCATCTCAAAGTCACCCCTGCGACGTGATTATTTATTACGACCATTTCAGGGTTAATATCTTCCTGAAGCCACCGCACTCAACCTGGATATAACGCGTCCCCGGCGCATCCAGTCGGAAGTTATAGGAAATAACTCCCAAATCAGGGATAGCGATAATCTTCCCGCGTGTGGTGGCGTTATTCAGTATTTCGACAGCGTTAGCCAGGCTTTTTACCGCATAGTTAACCGTTGACTGGTCAGAACCATCTGCCTGAGAAGAAATGGCGAAGGTTATCGGTCGGGCCGAGGCCGCATCGGTAACGGTACTGTTATGGGGTCTGCGCACGGATAATGTCACCGCAATGTTGACACCTGCGGCGGCGGAATATTCCCCCGCCCCGGCGATATAGCATTCAGGATGAAACTTGCAGCCGAAATAATTGACGTTGCTGATGTTTATGGTTGGCATTCTGGCGAAAGTATTGTTATCAATCAGGTCAATGGTCCCCGAAGCGTAACTGGCATTATTCATCAGGTTGCCACCCACATCGCCCAGAGATGACTGATACATATCCACACCACTAACGGTGATTTTATCCGGATTATTCAGCCCGGCACGCCCTTCAATAAAGATTGACCAGTTAGCTGCGCCGCCGACGTTGCCCCCGGTAATTTTGCCGTGACGCACCCCTGTCAGCCCGACAGAGCGGTATTTGTTCCCACGGCATTTATTATCTGTTAACTCCATCCCCTGAATGGCAGTCGTGCGGCCGAATATCAACATCCCGATACGGTGCGCATTTATGCAGGTATTTCCTTTTACCGGTGCGGTTTCACTGTTTCCGCCGACAAAAATATTATCAACGCCATTACCTACGCAGAGGTTGTTTTCAACCGCAAAAGTTTGTTTTGCTTCAAAAGTATCAATGCCATTGTTGCTGTTAAACTCAGTAATGCAGTTTCTGACATAGCCTTTATTTGCGTACCCCAGCCCAATTCCGATGTACCCGTTTGACGATGCCCGGACACCATCTATTTCCAGGTACCCGCCGTATTCACCACTGTCATGATAGAAGCCAGTCCAGCCATTTCCGATAGCCTCAACCTTTCCCGCGACCTTTATGTTCCAGCCCTGAGTGTGGTTCCCTATACGGATACCGTTATTATCGTACCCCTGATTTTTAGTAACGTACTGACCGGTATAGTGCTGATATCGCGTACCAGAATCAAAAAGAGTGGCACCCACGCCATCGTTATACAGCGTAATGTTATTACCGGAGACGGAGAGGATTTTATAACGCCCGTCCCCGATATGAACGGCGTCTTCGGCGGCAAAACTTGACGCATCAGCAACAGGAATGACCCAGGCTGTAGCCGTGTTAACATCCGCCGTGAGCGTGGTACGGATCAAATTGCCATTATAGTTATAACGGCAGACGCCTTTAAAAATAGCCTCAGTCTCACCGATGTAAGTGCTTTGCAGTATTTTTGTTCCCGTCAGCTTAAATCCGATGAACTCTACAGAGTCATGAATACACTTGCCTGTAGCCATATTTACAACGCAAATCGGTGCCGGGCCAGAAAAACCCGCCAGCGGCGCGAACCTGATATTACGAAAATAACCACACCGCAGGACAATCTCGGCACCGACTTTAAATTCCAGCCCCTGACCATCCAGCCCCCAGCCCATATAGCGGGCCATCAGGTCAGCCGCCACCAGTGCCGCCGACCAGTCGCCGTTTACGACCAGATTTTTAAAGGCAAATGGCGTGACGTAATTGATGGCATCCTGAACCGTGCCTTTTTGTTTGAGGAATACCTTTGCCCCTCCCGGAGCTGCCGCATCTTCTGAGGCCAGCTCGCGACGGATGGCAACATCAGAGGTATACGCCCAGGCTCCGGGACCGACGCCGCCGGTACTGGCGGGCGAGCTGTTCGCAGGAACAGCTTTCGGGAAAGCGCCCGTCCACACCATCCGGTAGGTACCGTCCAGAATTTCCTCCCGCGGTGAATTCAGCGTCGCGCCTTCTGCGAAGGTGTTTATTGCCTCCACCTTCCCGGCCAGTGCGCCACCCATTTCATCACTTTTTTCTTTCAGGTGACGGGTGCGGTTAACCAGAACCTTTAACGGCCGGTTAGCAACGCCATCCTGACCACCGGAAACACGTTCACCTCTGGCAATTAGCTCAATCTCTTCTTCCCACGATGGCGACTCATTAAATTTCGTCATAGATATCACCCATAATTAAAATCTCCATCGTGAAAAATTACGCCGTTATAAATAATGTTTTCTTCCGGCTCATAATTCTCCGGATAAATACTGATAATCTCGCCGCAACATAAAGCAGCACCGGTATGAATATCGCCGCGCACCTTTGCCGCAATATTCATCTGTGCCATATGACGACTGACGGGCTTTGCATCGTCAATCAGCCTGGTCAGCTCATCCAGCATCCTGGTTGTGATACCTATGTCATTCACATCCACTTCCAGCCGGAAAGTTCCCGCCGGGTCAGCGACCTCCCACCATTCCGCGATTGACATGGAATAACCCGTCTTCTCAATCACTCGTCTGATGGCGGCAACCGTGCCTTTGCGCTGATGGAGCCAGAACGCCTCACTGATAACGCTGCGTTTTTCCGCATCGCTCCAGCTCTCGTCCCAGCTATCTACCGAGAACGCCCAGGCCAGATAGGGGAGAAACTTCACCGGGCAGGAATCCGGATTCCACAGGTCACGCAGCGGGACGCTTAAATCACTGATACCTGAACATGCCTGCGCCAGCCTGCGCTCCAGCGCTGACGATCCCGGCGGCAGCAGACTGCTATTCATCTGAACCACCGATCACCACGCTAAAGCCGGTGCAAAATGCCGCCTGCGTTTTATCCAGGACAACATCTGCCAGCGGTTGCTGTAGCTCGACACGCTGAACACCCTGCACATGTAATGCGGCATACAGCGCTGACAGGCGTATGTCCCGCCCCAGGCGACGCTGCGCATTGATATACGTAGCCAACTGAGTTTTCGCTGCCGCGAGAATAGGCTCAGAAGCCGGGCCGGGGTAAACATACAGAATCGCATCCACGGAATAATTGACGATTTCAGCCGCCCTGACACTCAGCCGGTCAGCGACAGGACGGACTTCATCATCATTGAGTGCGTTACTGACCACTGCCAGCAGTTCTGCATTCGGCGTGCCATCACCTTCAATGGACAAGACGGTTACAACTACAACGGCAGGAGAAGGACTGATAGCCGACACATCCGCTACTTTACCGCTGGCGCTAAGAGCATGATATTCATACGCTCCCACAGGTCCGGCAACGCTCATTCCCTCGAAGGCTGCCGGGATGCGCTGCCGATAATCGGCGTCAGACTCCAGCTCTGCCTCAGTGGGCGGCGTGGAGGTATCGTCAGCAGGGGTGATCACCCGTCGCTGCACGTTATTGTTAGCGCCTAAATTATCCAGGTCATCACTGCCGGAATAGGCCACCATGACGGCCCGTGCCGCCTCGTTAATCCGCTGGCGCAGCAGCAGCTCCCGGTACACGTTTTCCTGCAGCGTTTTTACGATCGGCTCTGACTCAAGCGTTAAGGTACGGGCCACGGCTTCCTGCTCTTCTGCCGGGTAGAGCGCGACAAACTCCGCCTTACGCTCTGTCAGAAGGGCTTCAAAATCCGGCTCATCCACAATCTGCGGCGGCGGCAGCTGGGAAAGGTCAATAACTGCCATTGGCTGCTCCTGTCGATACGGAAAGGGATACCGGCACGCCGTCATTGCGCTGGCCTGCCAGCTCAATCACCATTGCGCCATCCATACTGCTGCTGTTAATCGTGATGGTGTCGAGCTGCAGCCGCGGCTCCCAGCGCTGCAACGCGACGTACACCGCAGACATGATCTGCAGGCGCAGCGCCGGGTTTTGCGGGTGGTCAATCAGCGCAGACAGCAGGGAACCGTATTCCCGGCGGGCAAGGCGGCTGCCCTGCGGCGTCAGCAAAATGTCCCGTACGGACTGGCGCAGGTGATCCGTTTCCGTTATGGCCTTGCCGGTATCGCGGTTCATCCCGATATAGAGCGTCAAATTGGACCACCCGTCGTTCCGCCACTGTCGCCAGGGTGTTTATGCTTATCGGCCACAATGCCGTTTGAGGTCATTTCCCCGCCGCCATGGGTCACATCGCCATTCAGGATCACGTTGCTGTTAATACGGGTCGTGTCAGCCTCGATCACAAACTCTCCCGTTTTGCAGGAAACCAGCTGCGATGACTCAATCAGCACGCTTTTCACGCCGCGAATAATCCAGCGCCCGGTGGCGGGGTCGTATTCGAACCAGCCGCCATCCTCGTATGCGGTCACGTCTGCACTTTCAGAGTCTGACGGCGGCGGGCAGGCGTTGGAGTAGATGGCCGGAAGCGCAAAGGCTGTTTCCAGATTACCGCCCAGGCTGAACAGCACCACCTGCTCCCCTGGAGACGGACACCACCAGGTGCGGGATTGACCTGCACGGTAGGTCAGCCAGTTAATCCAGTTGGTTTCGAGGTCGCCTGTTTTCACCCGGCACAGCCAGCCGTCCCGGTCCACTTCGGTCACAATGCCAGTGCGGATCAGATTGGTGATGAGGCGCATGATTTCGGTTAATTGGGTGTTCATAAGACACATTATTAGTGTTTTCCAAATCTTGATTCATCTGGTATAAAATGTGCTAGCTCTGATACAATAAACACAATTAAGGCACTGAAATGGAAAAAACAGTTAGCGAGCTTTATGGAAAAATACCCTTCACGGATAGGAAATTCTTTATTGAACTTCACGGTAAAAATTTAATAATTACTGGCGGAAATGGTTCTGGAAAAACAAGAATCCTTGAAAACATATACAATCAGCTATCCTTATCACTAGACAACCCAAATCATACATCCAAGAAATACCATTTAGACAAGATATCAGAGTATAGAAATCAACTACCTCTTCACCCCAAAGGAAGTGATACCCAAAAATACGTTTTAAACATAATCGAAACATATAAAAAATACATATCAGATATTGAAAACATAAAGATAACAACAAACGACAGACCTGCAAAAATAACATTATCCAAGACAATAAAACCACTACTTAGATATTACACCGCGGATAGAAAATCAGCGATTCAAAAGCCCGATGCTGTAATGTCACTCGGCACTTTAAGAGATGACGAATTTAACAAAAGCTTTGACAGTAACGCGGGAGAACAATTTGAAAACTTTCTAGTCAGCAACAAAACATATCAAAGCCACCTGATTGCAATAGAAAATAATAACGAGGCCGCCCATAAAATAAAAATATGGTTCGATAAAATCCAAGAGGATTTACAAAGCTTATTTGAGGACAAGAATTTAAAATTAATCTTCAACTTGCAAGAGCAGAGATTTTATATACAGCAGCATGAAAAAGAAAAATTCACATTTCAATCTTTATCATCTGGACAATCTGCAATCATGTCAATATACGCTGATTTAGTAATGAAAGTACAATTTCAGAATACTAAACCAGAGGATTTAAGAGGGATTGTTTTTATTGATGAAATTGATGCACACCTTCACATTTCCATTCAGAAAAAAATATTTAATTTCTTAAAGAAAAGCTTCCCTTCGATTCAATTCATCATTACAACACATTCACCATTTGTGATTATGTCTGTCAATGACACTGTAATATATGACTTATCAAAACTTGACTATGTAAATGATGTATCACTTTACTCATATGAGTCTGTACTTGAAGGTGTGTTTGACGTACTACCGTTATCCTTAGTTTTGGAAGAAAAAATAAAGTCATTAGCATCTCATATTAAAGATCAAAACTTCGACTTGAATATTGTCAACTCACTGATAGAACAGATAAAACCCATGGAGAACAAGTTAGACAGTGAATCACTGTATTATTTATTACAAGCAGAGTTAGAAGTAGCCAAAAGGAGTTGAGAGATGTTTAATGTCATAAGACCAACAGAAACACCTAATACTCTTACCTTAGGTAATGACTACAAGGGTGAGGATGTGTTAAATGCCCTTAAAACATGCTTTCACAATAAGTGCTATTTGTGTGAAACCAAAGAACCACATGATATAAACATTGAGCATTTCATACCCCATGAAGGTGATCCACATTTGAAGTTTGACTGGAACAACTTATATTTAGTTTGCAGTAGATGCAATAATATTAAATTAGCAAACCATGCAACACTTTTAGACTGTTGTGATCAAACACAGGATGTGAGTACGAAAATAAAAATACTCCCTCCGTCCTCACCATATGCAAAAAAAATGTTTATAGAACCAAACACTCAAGACGCCACCGTTTTAAATACAGCATTACTTCTCGACAAAATATACAACAGCGAACACACAATAAATAAAGAAGTTACGGGAAGCTTTCTACGTAAAAAGGTATTTGATGAAATGATAGATCTTACGATTCATATGATTAACTACTTAAAGAAAGATACTCTTGACGAGGAAAAACCAATAATACTATTACGAATCAAAAAATTAACAGAGAGTGAATCACCTTATTCATCCATTGCCAAAAGTCAAATCCTTGAAGACGAATGCTTTTCCCCTTTAATATTCCCCCCTAAATGAACCTAGCGAAAACTGAGTCTTATAACATATTGGGGCTTTGAGATATCTAAGCCCTCCCTCCTAACAACAAACGTCATTCATAGAGAAACGTTTGATATTATAACATTAATAATCATTTTATAAGTTTCGTCACTGTAGCCCAATAATTTCCTCTCAGGGTATTGCACACTGGGCCCTCTATGGCTCGCACGGTCACGCAGGCCGTAATGATGAACACGGGCGATGCGTTGCACCCTGTTGTCAAACTCGACGCTGGCAGAGTCCGGGCTGGCGACGGCTTTCAGGTATTTTGCGGTGCGGAGTTTGGTAAACATCTGCCGCCGGATGCGGCCCTGCTTCGTTCGGGCTGTTACCCGCCGTGGTTCGTATGCGGTCCCGTCCGGGTTACGTTGCATTCGGATATTTTTCTGCTGGCTGCGGCGCAGCTGCTGCGCCAGCTCCCGCATCATGCGCTTACGTGCGGCAGGCTCCAGCCCCGCCAGGAGCGCATCTAACCAGGCGTCAACTTCCTGCAGCTCAGCCACGGCGCACCGCCCACATTTCGTCCGGCTCGTCCGGTTCCGGCACCGCTTCGACGCTAGACACGTCACCATCAGCACTGACGATCACACGCTCTGTCAGTTGGAGGTTCAGGCTGATATCGCAGATATCATTGCGCAGGATATCGACCTCAAACGTAAACAGCTTTTCACGCAGTTCCGGGTTATGGACAGCATCGGGCTGATTCTCCATCAGCCAGGCCAACACGGGAGCCATCAGCAATCCCTGATCGCCGCTGAAATCCACGACCACCACGTTAAGGGTATAGCGATACTCCCAGGACAACGACGCTGCGCCGGTCGCCACCACCGATCCGTTATCCACGAATAAATGCAGCTTGTCCGGGTTGTCCCGGACATACGCCACGGCTTTATTCAGGGCGAGGCGTAAGGACTGAGGTTTGTTCACTGTTTCTCTCCTGGCAGGAAATTATCGTGTCCACCTTGTCAGCACAGACCGACCAGGCGGCCTCTGCCTCATCCAGCGCCGTCAGCAAATCACCGTTAGTGCGTGCCGCTGACTTTTCCAGGCGGCACTGTGTCACCCTGGGACAACCATTCACGGTAAGCTGCACCTCCGGCGAGGGCCGGACGTTCGCGCATCCTGATAATGTCAGCAGGCAAAGGAGCATCAGCCCAACGCCGCAAATCCCCGTTTTCACGTTTTAGATCCTCAATCCGTCGCTGACGGCTTCGCAGCAGTGCGTTTGTGCTTTCTGCCGCCGCGTAAAGCCGTGTCTGCTCCCGGTTGTTGGTTTCGGTCAGGATGGACAGGGCGATCAGCTGACTGTTCGTTTTAGCCAGCCTTTCGCCCTTCACTTTCAGGTCACTGTCCTGCTGTTCGATGGTGTGGCTGGCCTTATTCAGTCGCCATGACTGCCAGCCCAGCGCCGCCAGTGCCAGAGCCAGAATTACTGCCAGCGTGCGCGTCATTCCGCTATGCTCCTTTTAAACACCAGGCCAGCTCACGCCCGCGACGGTTATCCAGCCCCGGATTAAATATGCCTTTGACATACACCCAGCGCGGCAGTTGATAGCAAGCATCACGCCATCGCTTCTGATTGATAAACTTCACCATGGTTGAACCACATGCATTGCCTGTGCCCACGTTGAACGCCAGCGACACCAGCGCGTCATAGACATACTGCGGCACATCCACCAGAACACAGCGGGCCAAAGCCTTCTCCACCCGCAATACGTTGGTGATGAAGTTCCCCGCCGCCTGCCGCTCTGTGATGGTCTTTCCCGGCACCACACCGGATGTGTTACCGATGCCATCGGTCCACACGCCAGCGTCACACTGGTACGGCTGCAGGCGGCAACCCTCGTAATCGGCAATCAGTTTCAACCCGTCCACAGAGGTGTGAAGCTGCTGGAAATTAGGCAGTGTGGCAGCGATGGCCAGCACTGCACCAACCAGGCAGCGCTTAACGATTGAAGGACTCATATTCCCCCTGGGTTATCTTCCCGCCGCGTAGCAGCTGATAGGTTTTGTGTTTGTAGTACCAGTTGATCGCCATCATCAGCAGACCAATCAGAACACCGCCCACCGTAGAGGCATCTTTGAGCGATAAATCCCCCAACCACGCCAGCATCACCGCGATGCAGTACGTAACAAAGGCGCTGATCCGTTCAAGCGTCATAATTCAGTCCCATAACTGGACGGTCTGCACCGTGGTAGTGGTCGCAATATCCGGCAGCTCCACCTGCAGCCCGTGAGGTAAAAAAGGGCCATGCTCAGCCAGCCCCGGATTTGCCTGCAGTACCTGCTCTGTGACGCCCTGTGTGCGTCCGTAATGACGCCAGCAAAGCGCATCCACCGTGTCGCCCTGGTACGCACGCACTTTCATTAGATCAGCTCCACCGTACAGTGGGGGGCATCCTGCACCCGGCTGATTGCCCAACGGGCATCACGCCACAGATCGCCGCTGGCTTCCGCCAGCTCATCACCCCGTTTGACGCCGGACGCCGTGGCGTCGTAGTCCTGATAACGCTCATTCACCTGTGCACGCGCCCAACAAAACACAGCGTTATGATAGTGGTGGATGCGCTCGCTTTTGCCGTCCAGCTCTTCCGCCGGTACGTCTGCCAGTGTCTGAAACCCCAGCGCCTGCTGGCGCTTGCGGAAGTCGTACAGCTCCGCATTGACCTCTGACATTGCGGACCGGATGAGTTGCCCGAGACGCGGCGACGTCACCGTGCCATCCGTCCGCATCACGCTTCGAAACTCCGACAAATCAACATCGGGCCAGAATGGGGTATTTTTGATGACCTCCGCCTGTTCTGGCGCCTGTTCTGGCGCAACAAACTTCATGCGGGTTTTCTCCTGAAAAGGTGGGCGGTGAACGGGATTTTGATAAGGCAATGCCTGTCGCCATCCCGTGCCGCCCGTGCGCGGGGCACGTTCCGTTAGTGGCTGTTACGCAACTGGCGCTCCAGCCGCTCTTTGTCCTTCTTCACACCGCAGCGGGGATCGAGCTGTAGCGCAAAGTTGTAGTGGTTTAACGCTGCTGCCGGACTGGACTCACTGATCACAGCGGCGATGGCTTTATGCAGCCTGGCGCGTGACTGGTCCGGCATATCCAGTGCATCCGTCAGTGAAAGCGCCTGCAGCAGCACGTCAGCAGGGAAACCTGCTTTCATACGCTGTGCAGCTTCTGCCTGGTCTGCCAGCTCTTCGGCGATAACGGTCTGCACGTTGCGACGGCCCAGCGCCTGCGGCAGCACCCAGCCGTGTTTGAGCGCGTGGGCAGCAATCTGCAGGCCACCGGCAAAATCACCGGCATCAATACGCCAGAGCATCAGAAACATCAGCACGTCATCCTGCTGTGCTCCACCGGCTGCCAGCACACCATCCGCCCAGGCGGTGTATTTTGGTAACAGCTCCACCTTGATTTGTGCCTTTTTCACGGTGGACTGAACCCCTTTGAGGCGGCGGCGATCTTCAGCCAGTTGCAGCAGCATCAGGTCATACCCTGACGTATGGCGAACACTGCCGCCCTGACGGGCGGCCTGTTCAGCCTGAACGCGCAGGCGGTGCTGCCGTGCGGGACTCAGGCTCATGCGTTACTCCCCGGCACCGGCGCTGAAATCGCCAATCGTGATGTTTTCCACCAGTGCCACGCAGCGGTAATCCTCCACCACATACGCTTCATTGACGGATTCGAAATTTTCGATGCGATCGCGTTTCGGGTTATCAATCACCGAACGGCGGCGGGTGTCTTCCTGCCAGTAGATGGACAGGTTATCCAGGCGGGTGATCAGCACGGCGTTTGCCGGGAATGACGGGGCGCGAACGGCCTGCAGGCCGCCCATGCGTTTCTGACTGATAATCATGTCAGCCGCCAGCTTTTCGCTGTTCTCCTGGTCTTTATTGACCAGCGGGAAATACTTGTCGGACAGCAGCTCACGACCACAGATCACAACCAGCTCAGCATCGTCCTGGAAAATCGGGTCAATCAGCTCATTGACTGCATCCATCACCAGCGCATCCAGGTTGGCATATTTACCGCCCTTGCCGACCTTCACCGGGTCTGCAGTGGTGGTGCCATCTTCTGCCGTGGTACTGCCCATCACACAATCCGGGGCATCTTCGCGGACCTTCTGCAGCCAGCCTTTGTTAACGTCCTGCAGCAACGGATTGGCGGCACGGTCTGAGGTTTTGGCACGCTTTACGCCGTTAAATCCGATCATGATGCGGTCCAGCGCCTGACGTTTCACGATGGCGTTACGGATGCGCACCTGAAAATCCTGGAATTTCGCCCACATATCCAGTTTTGCGTAGGTCAGCACCGTATCAAAGTTGGTCTGTTCGCATTTGTACTCAACATCCACCATCTCAGTGGGATCGGTTGGCTCGCGCTCCTTCGTAGTCGTGTCAGTGGTCCCGGCAATGGTGCTGCCGACGCCCAGGCCCAGAAGCTGGCCTGACTGCTCCGCCACGCCAATCACGTTAACCATGGTCAGGAATGCCGTGGACTGCTGGATCTGGTCTTCCAGCGTCTGCTGCACCGACGGCTCAACGGTGAATTTGCTGGATAACTCTTCGACTTCCACGCCATTCAGACGCGCCAGTTGCTGCAGGTAAGCGTTAAAGGCAAAACGGGTATTCTTTTTCATGGGTTCTCTTGCTCCATCAGCAATTGGTCAGGGTGCCTGCAGGTGCTTCACCACCTGGCGCACGCTGGCGAAAATCTTTACGGCTGTCTTCCTGGCTCAGCTTCTGCTTAAGCGCAGAAAAATCGGTCTGCTGCTTCTGCAGTGCGGTTTCCAGCTCAGCAATGCGCTTATCCTGCGCGGACAGGGATTGATCGGTGCGCTCGCTCAGGCCCTGCTGCTCGGTGGCGACCAGCTCAACAGCACGATGCACATCAGAGAAACGCGTATCATCGGTCTGCTCTTTTTTGGTAAACATCGCGGTGACGCGGGCAAAGAGGGAGGGTTTTTCGCCCTGGACCTCTTCCCACTCGATCAGCGTTTCTTCTGCGGCGGTAAAGAGGTTTTCCGGGTTCTGTTTACGGCCTGCCAGCGGGTTGCTTTTTGCGCTGGCACTAAACTGCAGCATTTCTGTACCCAGGCTTGCCGGGTCGTCAGTCGCTGCAAGGCCAATCAGGTACGCCTTGCCGGTATCGGCAAAGCTGGTATTGACCTCCATCGAGGTGAACAGCTTCTGCAGTTTGCGGGTATACGCCACCAGATCATCTGACGGGGTGATCCACGCATACAGGGCCATTTTTCCTTTCAGCGGGCCGTCCGTAATTTCTTCAGCCTCTAACTTATCCACGGTCCCGAAACGGCGGAACGGGCTGTCCGGGGTGTAGCCCTTGATGTGTTCCAGATTAATCAGCGCGGTATAGACCTGCGGGTTATAGCTTGCCGCCATCTGCTCCAGCCAGGCGCGCTCAATGGTGCGTCCGTCTGTTGTTGCCCCTTCCACACCAATGCGGAAGCGTTTTGCTTTAACTGCCATTTGAGCGACTCCATCAAATAACTCTGTGAGGCCTTATGGTTGCTGTGATGGAGGGGGGGAAACAACGCGCAGACCTTGTGCGGTAAACCACACAAAAGCCAGCCGGGGAAAGGCTCAGGGCAAGCCCGTATGTTTGTGCCATGGAAACGATGACCCCCGCAGACCTCGATCCCCGTCGGCAGGCACTACTGCTGTATTTTCAGGGATACCGCATAGCCCGCATTGCTGAAATGCTGGGCGAGAAAGCCGCAACCGTTCACAGCTGGAAAAAGCGCGACAAGTGGGGCAGCTATGGCCCGCTTGACCAGATGCAGCTCACCACCGCCGCACGGTACTGCCAGCTGATCATGAAGGAGCACAAAGAAGGGAAAGATTTTAAGGAAATTGACCTGCTGGCGCGGCAGTCTGAACGCCATGCCCGCATCGGGAAATTTAACAACGGCGGCAACGAGGCCGATTTAAACCCCAATGTGGAAAACCGCAACCGCGGCCCCCGCAAACCCCCAGAAAAAAACCAGTTCAGCGACGAACAGATCGAAAAGCTGCAGGAGATTTTCCACAGCTCAATGTTCGATTATCAGCGCCACTGGTGGGAAGCGGGCAATAAACACCGTATCCGCAACGTGCTCAAATCCCGCCAGATCGGGGCGACGTACTATTTTGCCCATGAGGCGCTGATAGATGCCCTGGTGACGGGCCGTAATCAGATATTCCTGTCAGCCAGCAAATCCCAGGCACACATGTTTAAGCAGTACATCATTGAGTTTGCCAAAGAGGTCGATGTTGAACTCAGAGGTGATCCGATGGTGCTTCCGAACGGCGCCACGCTGTATTTTCTGGGGACCAACGCCCGCACCGCACAGAGCTACCACGGCAACCTGTATCTTGATGAATATTTCTGGATACCGAAATTCCAGGAGCTACGTAAAGTCGCCTCCGGCATGGCACTGCACAAAAGGTGGCGGCAGACCTATTTTTCTACGCCGTCCAGCCTGACGCACAGCGCTTATCCCTTCTGGTCTGGCGCCCTGTATAACCGTGGTCGCTCAAAATCGGACCGTGTCGATATCGATTTGACCCACTCCGCGCTGGCGGCGGGCCTGCTGTGTGCTGATGGTCAGTTCCGGCAGATCGTGACGGTAGAGGATGCCGTGCGCGGCGGCTGTAACCTGTTCGACCTGGACCAGCTGCGACTGGAATACAGCCCGGACGAATACCAGAACTTGCTGATGTGCGAATTTCTTGATGATCTCGCGTCCGTGTTCCCGCTGTCCGAGCTGCAGGCCTGCATGGTGGACAGCTGGGAGGTCTGGGAAGATTTTCAGGCGCTGGCCCTGCGTCCGTTTGGCTGGCGTGAGGTCTGGATCGGATATGACCCGGCAAAAGGCACGCAGAATGGTGACAGCGCCGGGTGTGTCGTCATTGCGCCGCCCGCGGTTCCCGGCGGTAAGTTCCGCATCCTTGAGCGCCACCAGTGGCGCGGAATGGACTTCCGCGCTCAGGCGGAGGCTATCCGCAAGCTTACCCAGCAGTACAACGTGTCCTACATCGGCATTGACTCTACCGGCGTCGGTCATGGCGTTTACGAAAACGTGAAAGCCTTTTTCCCTGCCGTCCGGGAGTTTGTCTACAACCCCAACGTCAAAAACGCCCTGGTGCTCAAGGCATACGACATTATCAGCCACCGCCGCCTGGAGTTTGACGCCGGGCACACCGACATTGCGCAGTCATTTATGGCTATCCGCCGTGCCACCACCGCCAGCGGCAACCGCCCGACCTATGAAGCCAGCCGCAGCGAAGAAGCCAGCCACGCCGATCTGGCCTGGGCGACCATGCACGCATTGTTTAACGAACCGCTGCAAGGCGAGGCAGCCAACACCAGTAACATCGTGGAGATTTTTTAATGACTGAGAATACCGCACAGGATGCAATGCCCCCTGACGTACAACCCAATAATACCGCCTCTACCCAGGCGTTCAGCTTTGGCGATCCCATTCCTGTGCTGGACCGCCGCGAACTGCTGGATTATGTGGAGTGCGTGCAGATGGACAGATGGTATGAGCCACCAGTGAGTTTTGACGGGCTGGCACGCACGTACCGCGCCGCGGTACATCACAGCTCACCGATTGCCGTTAAGCGCAACATCCTGACCAGCACGTTTATCCCGCACCCGTTGCTAAGTCAGCAGGCATTCAGCCGCTTTGTGCAGGACTATCTGGTATTTGGTAACGCTTATCTGGAGAAAAGGACTAACCGGCTGGGCGGTATTCTGTCGCTGGAGCCATCGCTGGCGAAATACACACGACGCGGGGTCGACCTCGACACTTACTGGTTTGTGCAATACGGCATGACCACCCAGCCGTATGAGTTCACCAAAGGCAGTATATTTCACCTGATGGAACCCGATCTGAACCAGGAGATTTATGGTCTGCCGGAATACCTGTCCGCCATCCCTTCAGCCCTGCTTAATGAGTCCGCGACACTGTTTCGCCGTAAGTATTACATCAACGGCAGCCACGCCGGTTTCATCATGTACATGACTGATGCGGCGCAGAACCAGGAAGATGTGAACAACATCCGCCATGCGATGAAAAGTGCCAAAGGCCCGGGCAACTTCCGCAACCTGTTTATGTACTCCCCCAACGGGAAAAAAGACGGCATTCAGATCATCCCACTGTCAGAAGTGGCAGCAAAGGATGAGTTTCTGAATATCAAAAATGTCAGTCGTGATGACATGATGGCTGCGCACCGCGTGCCGCCTCAGATGATGGGAATTATGCCGAGCAATGTTGGCGGGTTTGGGGATGTGGGGAAGGCATCAACAGTTTTTGTTCGCAATGAACTAAATCCACTTCAACAACGAATTCGAGAGCTGAACAATTGGCTAGATGACGAAGTGATAAAATTTGAAGAATACATACTATGATAAAAAATTAACGGCAATACCATTAAAGGGTGCGAATCACGCACCCTTTAATAAATAGCAGCATTAGTCACTCTATTTTTCTCTAGCTTCTAAAAACTGCCTCATGATAATTTCATCATGATGAGTCGCCCCATTAATTTCCGCCCGCCTTTCAAGGGCCATTCTTTTACGATACTCATTTAAGTCTATATTAAAATAATTACAGATTTGCTCAAACTCGTCTAATGAGAGAGGTTCAACCTCATAGTCACTTAGAATTAACTTTTTCTTACACATTTCTTCATAGGTTGTTTTCAACCTATAGCGCAATGAACATAGTGCTTTAATGATGGCGTGAGTTAATTTCTCATCTTCATTCACACCATAACTTTTCAACTTTAAAAGTAACTCTTTTCGATTACTAGCAACTTTAAAGCAAGCATCTACATCCGCCAATTTTTCAACACCACCAACAACATAAAAATCTAATAACGCTTTCCTTTGAATACTTATATCCTCCTCAGGCTTATATTCATTAGACTCAATTCTCCTGAGTGTTTCTTCTTTATTTTTTCTCCGTTTTGAAAAAAAATCACCGGGAATGCTAAGAGACATAGCAAGCAGAGCCATAAGAATCAAACAAAGAAAAGCATAAGCAAACGCCCTTATTATCTGATACCACCATTTACTTGTCGTAAAAAGTTCACTCCAAATAGATTTTGTTTTTGTATCACCACTCATTTCGAGAATATTGAACCCTTTTACCCCTGCAACCTTGCCTGCCAATGATATAACTGGACTCGATTTTTCACTCCCTAAAACGAAGAAACTTAGCAAAAATTTTTCATCTGGCTCTATAATTATAGGATTAAATACTATGGTATCGTTGGTTACTTTCGGTTTTACGTTATCCTTCAAGTAGGTACTATCCGTGATCAGTGTAGGCTTTTCTACAACTTCGCCTCCGGAAATTTTTAGTGTTAGTAATGAAGAATCATCGAAGTCTCCTTTCCTTATAACAGCATTACCTGTATTTTTAATTGTAGCATTTATTAGCCACAAATTTTTATTCGCTGTTCTTAGTTCTTCCCCGCCATATGATATTGATAATCCTCCGACAGCTTGATGAATATCAAGAACTTTTGTCGGCTGCATTAATTCTACTGAAATCTGTCCTTGTTTCTCATAATAAAAACTTGCATAAATTGCCACACCGAAACTAACTAAAGCCACTATAGCCATGAATCCAGCAGATTTCACAAATCGCCATAACGAATTGAGCATTTTTTAAACTACCCCATATCCCATGAGTTGTTCCAAGATTTTACACCATTTGCGCGCGCTCGTATCCCCGCCACGCCTGCCCGCTTTGTGGAGTAGTTTTCATGCAGGTGCATGATAGGCCAGAAAGCCCGCCAGCATTGACGGCTCTGGCCCCTTGCGATCCTTTTTGGATCATGCGAATCCATGCACCATAGACATGCACTCCCTTCTCAAGCTCAAGTGTGCTCTGTGGGAGGGAATTTCACAGAGAACAAAACGATTAATGCTTACATTCATCCTGGCCTACCCCGTACTGATTTAACCTGTTCACCAGTTCGCTTGTCAGTTCTGACAACCACGAAATGGCAACCTCCTTATCGTCATCGCTACAATCTGAGCTAGCAACCAGCCGGGCCATAAGTTCTATCCGCTGCAGTGCAAGTGACTCCATGAACAAATCGTTCACAATCCCCTCCCAATATTACTGTTTATATATACAGTACATCATGTGTATTTAAAGCTGAAATATTTTTTTAGTCAGCTAACCCTTTGATTAACAAATAGCCTTGATTCCTTACCATCTCAGTACCACTGTCGCCATTTATCATCTTCCTGCAGACGCTGGTTTCGGTAGAAAAGACGTAGACCTGCTCCCGATGGGATACTTCCGCCACGTAGCAGTAAATCAATCTCCAGCTCGTTGCCGTCAAACCCTCTGGACTTCAACTCATATTCAAGCTGCAGGCGCAGCTGATCGTTAATTTCCTGTTTGTAACCCTTCCGCCGCTTCGGTCTTACCTGTCGCAGCCTCGCATTTAGCTCCCGTAGCTCTTTTCTGCTCATGCTATTGAAGTCCGGCAGCGGTTCCGGCTGTTCTTCACCTGGTAGATCCGACTCAAAGTAGTTCATTTTTTCCACAGGGGGACAGTTATTGCCACGAGTCCAAGGGGCGTAAGCGCCCTGGTCGGCTGTCGCCTCCTGAACGTCAACGGCTTTACGAACCATTTTCCACTTCATCGCGTGCGTGCAAATCCGGCCCTCAACAATCGGGGACCAGATGCCATAAATACGGATGCCATGATCGCCATAGGTAGATGGCTCTTCGTTAAGCTCGTAGGCCGTTCTGACCAGGTGATGTTTACGCGGGACCAGCACGCCGCCCTGTTTCATGATGTAGGTTGCAAAGCACCCGGCATCAGCTGCAGCCAGTACCGCATCCAGACGCGGGTTATCCAGCACCGGCGCACCGACTTTTTTATCGGACTGCTGCCGCGCGGCCTGGCCTGCCAGCAATCGCAGCTCACGATAAGCCTGGCGGCCCGGAATACCGAAAAAGCGGAATTGCTGGACGCGATGCAATGACGCCCAGGCGTTAACGTGCTCAGCGTTATCCCGCAGTGATCTGCCGGTTTCCTTACTGATTTCATTAGCCAAGCCGCGCCCGTCTATGTTCTTACTGATGTATTTGGCGATGTAGCTGGTAGGTGTGCCCTTGCGCGGGTTGATCAACTCAGACTTAAAGCGCGGGCCGGTATTATTGCCCAGCTCCTCGCGGTCCTCACGGATAGCAAATTTACGCAGCAACGCTGTGATAGCGCGGCGCTCTTTCTTGCGCATGAAGCACAGCAGGTGCCAGTGCACCGTTCCATCATGATGCGGCTCAGCCACCCGGACGCCATACCAGCGCATACCGCGTTTATGCATGGCTTTACGGAAAGCGGCAAACGTATCCACCAGATAATCACTGCTTTGTCTGACCGTCGCGCTCGTCCATTTCGGGTTTGGCCTGCCGTTGTTGAGCGTTACGTGGAAACGTGACGGGCAGGTGATGGTGTAGAACACAGCGCAGTCGCCGCGCATTTCTGCGATAAGCTCCAGCCCCTTAACGCAGGCCATCATTTCATTACGACGGTGCGCCGGATTGCTCCTGCTGGCGTTCACCACGTCTTCCATGTCCAGCGTGTCGCCCTGCTCGTTGGTCAGCTCATGCGAGCGGAAGAACTCCAGCGATTTACGGCGCTGCTCACGCTTATGGATCACAGCCTCATAACTGACATATGGTGAGGCTTTTTTGTTGACCAGACACACCGCACGCAGTTGCTCCTCCCGCCACTCGCAGCGCATCTGCCACATCTTGCGATACCACCAGTCAGCGCAAAGCATACGCGCCAGTGAACCCGGAATAAGCTCATACGGCACAGGGTTGCGGCGGCGTTTCTTGCGTCGTAACCGCTCAAATGCAGGAGGGATCACGTCAAGCCGCATGACCTCATCGGCCACTCGCTCCCACGCCCTGCGCATCTGCTCCGGCGTGACGTCATCGCTGACGAAAAGATCGCTACAAGCCGCATCAAGACACATGCTCACGTGGGCGGCTACCAGTGTGGAAAGTCGCTTTACCTGGTCCTGACTCATTTCAGGCAGAACCAGCAACCCCTCCAGCCCGTCATGGCTTGCCATAAACCGGAATGTGGTCGATATCTGGCTATCCCGGACACGCACCAGACGTTCCAGACACGGTCTGACTGTTTCACGCAGGTAGCGAGAATAGGCCTTAGGGCGGTTCAGGTTATGAAAATAATCAATGCGGTCCATCAGCGGCTTGCTGATATATGACGGCTCCACTGACACGTCAGCCAGGATGACCAGATCTGGGTTAAATTTCTGCTGTTCGCGGGCCATCTTCGCCCTGCTGATCAGCTGGTCCTGCTCCATTTCATGCTGAACCGGATCACGGGCTTCATTGTAGAAAAAGCGCTCCCAGATCTCATCACTCATTGCCTCACGGCGCAGCTTTTCCTGCTCGTTGTCGCTGACGTAGAGAGTGATTAGGTTTGAAAGCGCAGATACCGGCGCAACTTCCGCCGGGTCCAGATATGGGTTAACCGCATTTTTGGGGGCATTCCATAGGAACCCTCCGGCGGCCTCCGTCGGGCCGCCTTTATCTTTTGTTAACTCAGACATCACTGACAAGCTCCGAAGCTCACAACGCGCCTCGGCTGTAGTGTTTAGATTTCAACTCAGCGATTTTCTGGCATGTTACGCAGCACTGAACACCCGGAATAGCTTGCCTACGGGCCGTTGGGATTGGCGCATCGCAGTCGATGCAAAGAACACGAGCAATGCCTGGCTGTCTTGCACGGGCGTTCTGAATATGGCGCTGCAGATCTTCTTCAACACGTTGCTGCACGAGGTCCATTGAGTCTGCCATTAGTGCCAGTCTCCCCGTGATTCAGCGTCATAACGGGCAACTTCACGGCGAAGCAATTCTGCCGCTTCCACTCCGTTCATCCCTTGCTGCAGTATGTAGATCGCCAGCGCCTCTATTCGTAACGAAACGGCAAAGGCGCAGTTTTTACGCTCATCCAGGCGAGCCTCGTTAAACAGCTGGAGTAGGCCAGCATCGTCCGGTCCAGTTTTGGTGGTGCGGGTTTCTCTATTTCGCATAGTTGTTTCTCCTGAATTTGGGTAAAGGAATGCCCGGCGGGTTTACGCCATTGCTTTCTGGTTTGTTTTAATTAGGCATGCTTAGCCGTTTTGGAAATAAGCTCACCACTGCACGAAAATGATTCATTGCTTTAATCAGCTCCCTCTTTTCGTCAGTAGTCAGGTCACTCACATTAACGCAATGACGTTCCGTCGGAATCTTTGCCATAAAAAATATGGCTGCCAGAGCCCTCTCATTCTGTAATCTGTTCACGTCCCGCGGATTACGCATATCCGAAATAAACCGTACCAGCTCAGTGTCAATATTGAAGCCGAATACTTTTGCACGTAATTCTGCAATATGGTTAAGCCCATCCAGACGTTTACCAGGGCTTAGTGGAACAGTTGCAGCATCACCGTTTATCGCCACTTCAGCATCCCTCACAATTAAACTCTTTTTTTGCTATGATTTTGCGACACGTACCGATAACTCAGAGACTTAGCAATGCTGACCCAGATAGAGAAGGACCGAATCGAGAAACTCGAAAACGAAGTCGCAACCCTCCACAAGGAAGTAGCGATGCAGCAGATAATGATTTCTGGCTTGCTACACAGCTTTTTCCGTAACGAATCGTCGAATCAGGAGGCATTCTTTAGCGTCATCAGCGAAGAACTTAACCGACTACGCTTTGGATCAGTTAAACATCAAGAATTCAGCCATGACATCCAGCAATTCCTCGACCGTTATCGATAACTAATCTGTTGATATTTAATGAGAGGTGATGTTTTCTTACGCACCACCTCTTCTACCTGCTCCCCTCGAAAAAAAGCACCATCCTTCAACATGAAAAAGTAACTGCCGTCACCTGCTATAGAGGGATAACAGCAGACAAGCTCCACCTCACTGATCGAGTATTTTTCACCTTTGTGAAGAAACTGATAAAACACCCCATATAAACCCGGTTCCATTTCTTGTCCTCCTCTGAGTTATGGAAATTTAAAATGGCATTAATGCTCCCAACGTAATCACATCACCTATGCCTATTAGAAATAGTGCCGGGGATTTTTCTACACGCCCGGCGCGTGCCTTAGTGGTAGACTATTTGCGCGAACAATCATCTACCCCACAAAGGAGAAATCTGATGTCAGACTCTGACGACTTCCATGTACTGCCTCGTCCTGCCCCTGCCCCCAGGCCAGAGCCGGGGCAAGATAAAAAATAGGAACCCGGCATGACTAAACAAAGCTCCGAATACTTCCATCTGCATTACTGTTATTACCTTGAGGTTATGACGGCAACGCTTCACGGTAGAGCTGACAAATTGATGACAGCTATTCAGCTTATTAGCGGTACTGCTGTGTTTGCGGACACCGGTCTGGAATGGTTGTTCGCTTTGCCTGTTGTCGTTATCGCGACAATTCAACTTGTGTGGCAACCTGCCATTATTTCCGAGCGTGCTAGCGTACAAAGCCGCCAGTACGGGGAATTGCTTTATGCTGGGAATGAACTGACCCCAGAACTGATTGCACAAAAATTGAAAACGCTGCATCACTCTGATTCCGCACCTTTCGGTTCTTTGTTAAATCCAGCCTACAAAAGAGCTGCTATTGCATGTGGTCGGCCTGATGACACTAAGCTCAGCTTCCAGGAAAAGTTTTTCGCCTGGTTTGCAGGTTGCCTGCCGCGTTAATACTTAGACGTTGTAGCAAACTCTTTTTGCCTGTTCCCCGGACAGCCTGCTGCCGGGGAGACAACTCAATACACGGATGCCATTTTTTCCCGCCAGGTAAATGAATCCAGCCGTGACCGTAATGCATCGCTGGGCTTTGCCTAACCAGCAGTGATGCGAATGAAGGTCCATTATTCAACATAATCACCTCAGCTCAGACCGAACGATGAACCAATGCCCGTCACCGTATCGACGATACTTACCATTGCAGGGTTTGCCTGTAGCCGCGCCTGTAGTGAAATTGCGGTAAGCGCCATTAGACGGGTAACAGAATTGACGCTTTCTACAACTTGACGGCGGGTGGTCGCATTCAGTTGAACACCAGAAACCGCACTGGCTGCGACACGGCCGATCTCAGCGGTGGCTTTCAGGACGTACTGCGGCATTTTCTCCCGTGCGACTTCATTGGTAGGTATGCATGGCAGGCAATGAATCTGCGCCAGAAACCCATCAACCAGTGTTGAGTCTTCGGTGAGATCGGTCAGCAGCCATATGTCCGGAGCTGTGAGCTGGTGCGGTTGCTCTGGGTTGAGCTTATTGCGCAAGGTTTGAACGTTCATGCCTGCACGCTCTGCCAGCTTCGCCATATTGTGACGTAAAGCGAAAGTGCGACAAGCTTCATCAAAATGTTTTTGTTTGGAAACCCTATAATCAAACATAGTTCTCTCCATCGAACTTATCGCAAAATAGAACCATAAGACAGGTACAGGCTTTTCACGCCGAGAGTGCATCCACTGTCAAAGCAGCCATGTTAATCATGACTTTTTCGCGCTTCTTATCTTTGCGGAGACGATGCCGCGGAAGACGCCCATCAGCTAACATGTCATTGATCGTATCAACCGGAAGGCCCGTGAGTTCGCTATAACGTTCAATTGTGACGTGCGGTGTATTCAGAGTGATTGAAATGTTTGGGATCATGGTGCAACATTCCTTTTTCAGTGCGGCTTGTGGCGAGCCGTTGTTTCTCGTGAGTAGTAGTGAAGGCTCCAAAAGAATACTTCGAGTTCAACTTTAAGATCGCTTTTGGAATCTGTCAACGTATTTAGATTGCTTTGGAGGTCTTGTGGATTTCAGTAGCGGCGGTAAGAAAGTCATCGAACGCTTGGTTGAGGCGTACGGGTTTACTACACGACAGGCACTTTGCGACCACCTGGGCGTATCCAAGAGCACCATGGCTACACGATATATGCGTGATATTTTTCCCTCAGACTGGGTCATCGCATGTGCGTTGGAGACTGAGGTATCGCTAAAATGGCTAGTTGATGGAAGCGGTGAAAAATATGAAGCAGGTAAAAGTGATATCGTCCCTTTACCAAGGCTTAAAATAAGCAATGAACAGCTATATAAAAATGGTACTGTGTATTTTGATAAAGAAATATTACCTCAAGATATGTCAGCACCTACAATAATTGAAGAACCCTCCGTAACATATATAGCTGAACTTGAGTTCAAGAACATTACTGATGGAAAATGGCTCGTAAGCATTGACAACACTTATAGTGTTAGAGACGTATCTAGAATCCCTAACAATCAGATTAGAGTAACTAAGGATAACATGTCCTTCGAATGTGCAGTCAATGATATCGAATTCGTGGCCAATATTGTAAAATCAATTGTATAA